CAGTGGGGAGCCAATTTATCCAAATTCGATAATGTCGCTTTACCAGGTGGAGCCTCTATGAGAGGTGGAGAGATATATCGAGAAGCACAGGAAGAAATCATACGTCTAGAGGAAGAAGTTCGACTGACCTATGAATTACCCATTGACTTTATGACGGGATAATCATGGCTATTAATCCATACTTTAAAAAATATTCTGGCGATGCCAGTATCGTAGAAGACTTGACCATTGAAACAATAAAAGCAATGGGTCAAGATTTTATCTATATCCCAAGAACACTAATAAATGTTGATGAAATATTTGGTGAAGACACACTTTCCAAGTTTGATGATGGTTATGAGTTGGAAATGTATATTCAGAATACTGACGGATTTGAGGGTGAGGGGGATATACTTACCAAGTTCGGATTAGAGATTCGTGATAGGATGACTCTTGTTCTTTCTAAGAGAAGATTTGAACATGTGGTGGGTATTCATGAAGGGGAAATAACCAAACCAAGAGAAGGTGATCTGGTTTATTTTCCTCTTAGTAAAACATTGTTTGAGATTAATTTTGTCGAACACGAAAATCCATTCTATCAATTAGGAAAACTTTACACATATGTCCTGACCTGTGAGGTGTTCACTTATAGCCAAGAAGATATCGATACTGGAATCTCTGACATTGATAATGTCGAAGCAGAAAGACAGTACTTCATGGTCAACTTAGAATTGGGCAATGCAATAACTACGGGTGCAACCGCATACTATGAGGGCGAAAAAGTTTTCCAGATAAGTGGTTCTACTGGTGGAACATTCAGCGATGCTACTGTTACAGCAAACGTAATAGATTGGAACGCAGCAGGAAAGACATTGGGTATATCGAATATCAGTGGCACCTTAAACACAGGGGCGACAGACAGTATCAAGGGTGCAAGTTCCGGTGTGGAATACTATATCTCCACAACAGAAACAACTACGGTTATTATTCCGCAGGAACCAAACCAAACGGACGAAGACAGTGGCGATAACGAAGATTTCGGTTTCCTTGCGGACACCGAAAATATATTCGACTTCACTGACATAGACCCCTTTAGTGAAGGTAATTATTAATGTTTAATCATTTCTATAAAAAGTCTATAAGAAAAACAGTGATAGCCTTCGGCTCATTGTTTAATAATATTCGTGTTGTTAGGAACAATGCCGATGGTACAGAGAAAGAACAGATCAGACTTCCTTTAGCATACGGACCAAAAGAAAAATTTCTTAGAAGAATACGAGAGACTAGTAGTATATCTGACGATAACAAAGTCATTGAAGTTCCTCGGTTATCTTTTGAAATAACAAACTACATCTATGATCCATCTAGAAAAAGAAACTCGCTAACAAAAAGAAGAGCAATTCAAACAATACCAGACAAATATGAATACACCTATGCAGAGGTTCCCTATGATATATCCTTTAGTCTTCAATCATATGTGAGATACATGGACGATGCTCTTCAGATAACAGAACAAATACTCCCATATTTCGCGCCTGATTTCACAGTGACAGTTAATTATAGTGACATAAACGAGAAGGTAGATGTTCCAATATCCCTGAACGATGTTAGTATTTCAGAAGAGTATGAAGGTTCCTTTGATACGAGAAGATTAATAACTACTCAATATACATTCACAGCAAAATCATATGTCTTCGGTCCTACGAAGAAAACAGAGTCGGAAGTTATTCGTAGCGCAGATATTGCGTTCTTTGATCTTGAGGGTTCTAACTTCCTGACTAAACGACAAGGTGGTTCTGGTCCAACGGGTGCTGTTGCTAGAAGCATCTACGGAGTCAGTGGTGCAAATGAAACCATACATACCTTTGATTATACTACCGATGTAAGCACCGACAGGTTTGTGGGTGGTGCAACCGGTTCTGATGGTATTGATATTCTTGGAAATACATATGCGTGATGTGAAAAAAGAAACGAATGACAGAATTTCAAATTCTTTAGGTATATCTTTCGACGGCGAACCAGTGGTGGAAACTCCTCTGGCTAGAGTTATAGATGTCCCAAAGGAATTGATGACTGTTGATAATAAGTCCGACAAAGACTTTAGTGATGTAAGAAATAATCTTATAGACTTAATAGACACAGGAAAAGTTGCTATAGAAGGTATTCTTAATGTTGCCGAAAATGGCGACCAACCCAGAGCATATGAAGTTGTATCTCAGATGCTGAAGACTGTTTCTGAACTAAACAATGATTTATTAGGCATACACCAAAAAGCAAAAGATGTGCAGAAGGATAATAACAAGTATACCCAAAACACTACTAATAACTCTATCTTTGTTGGCTCTTCTAGTGAACTTTTAGACATGCTAAACGAAGGTAGAAGTAGGACCAAGCCTGTACAGAATGATACCGAGTATATAGATGAGTAGTCGAAAAGGGGGATACCTCGGAAATCCAAATTTAAAAGAGGCTGGGAAAGTACATGACTTTTCCAAGGAAGAATTAAAAGAATTTATAAAATGTTCCAAAGATCCTGAATACTTTATCAGAAAATATATCAAGATAGTTAGTCTTGATAAAGGTCTTGTTCCATTTAATCTGTATCCTTATCAGAAACAAATGGTTGACACCATTCACAATAACCGTTTTGTTATAGCAAAACTACCTCGTCAATCTGGTAAGTCTACCACATTCGTTTCCTATATTCTTCACTATGTTCTTTTTAATCAGAGTACTTCTGTAGCAATTCTTGCAAATAAACAAGCAACAGCAAGAGAAATTTTGCACCGGCTCAAACTTGCATATGAGTATCTTCCTCTGTGGTTACAGCAGGGTATAGTAGAATGGAATAAGGGATCTATCGAATTAGAAAATGGTTCTAAGATTTTAGCATCATCTACTTCAGCGTCTGCCATTCGTGGTGGTTCGTTTAACCTTATCTTCTTGGATGAATTTGCACATGTTCCTAACAACATAGCAGAAGAATTCTTTAGTTCTGTATATCCAACGGTTACGTCTGGTCAAACCACAAAGGTATTGATGGTGTCAACACCAAACGGACTGAATCTGTTCTATCATTATTGGATAGGAGCAAACAGAAAGAAAACTGACAAGGGCAAAAATGATTATGTCCCCTTCGAAGTTCATTGGAGTCAGGTTCCCAAATATCCCGGTGGACCATTAAGAGATGAAGTATGGAAACAGGAAACCATAGCGAACACAAGTGAAGAACAATTTGAATCAGAATTCGAATGTGACTTTCTTGGTAGTAGCAATACTCTTATATCGTCAAAGAAATTGCACGAACTAGCATATAAAGATCCCATGATATCAACTCAAGAGGGGGTTGATATCTATAACAAACCAAAAGAAAGCCACACATACGTTATATGTGTAGATCCCGCACGGGGTGTCGGTAAAGATTATAGTACATTCACAGTGATCGATGTATCAGATCCACCATACAAAATAGTTGCTAAGTATAGAAACAATCTTATATCGCCAATGCTTTTTCCAACTATCATCCGATCTCTAGCAAAGCAATATAATAACGCATACACACTAATAGAGATTAATGACATTGGTGCGCAGGTAGCAGATGTTCTCCATGAGGATTTAGAGTATGAGAATGTTCTCATGTGTTCCTATATGGGCAGGAAAGGACAGACCATCACTGGTGGTTTCGGTGGTGGGGGTCAATCCCATTACGGGGTTAGGACAACTATACCAGTAAAGAAATTGGGTTGTTCTGTTCTGAAAAGTCTAATAGAAGAAAATAAACTTATCGTAGAAGATAGGGATACCATTCATGAACTTTCTACCTTTGTAGGAAAACGTCAATCATACGAAGCAGATGATGGACACACGGATGATCTAGTGATGACTTTGGTATTGTTTAGTTGGCTAACTCGGCAAGATTATTTTAAACAACTGACAGATGTAGATGTTCGTGTGGAATTATATGAAGAAAAAATCGAAGCATTAGAAGATGACGTATCATTCTTTGGTTTTGTAGATGATGGCACAACACCCACGGAAGGAGTATGGGACGGCACAGAACGATGGTATAATGAATGAACTTCATCTAAAATAGCGAATCTTATATATAATGAGGACATATTCTTAAGAAATAAGCATTTATTAGAAGATCTTAAAGGAGTTTAATATGCCTTTTACCGTTAGCCCAAACATTGATGTCGTAGGAAAAAATCTAAAAGCATTTAGTACAAATGCCAATAATGTTTCCGCAGGGTTCGTCGGTCGTTTCGACTGGGGACCAACAACTGATAACGTAGTAATTTCTAGTGAAGGTGAACTTTATTCTACCTTTGGTTCCCCCGATGCAGGTGCAACTGGTGGATTGGATTGGTGGACAGCAGCAAACTTCCTAAGTTATGGTAATGCAATCACCTGTAGAAGAAGCATTGATTATGCAAATGCTGCAACACGGGGCGTTGCTCACGGGTTTAGTGCTGCTTCTGCGGGCGCGACTTCAACAGGAGCAGGACAGTTTGAGGCTCATATTGATGCAGTCGCAGATATCGAATCACTTTATTCGGGTAAATTGGCAAACAATTTAAGAGTAGCAATCATTGGTCCTAAGTCTTTTAATCACGGACCAAGTGCTTCTGCTTTGGGAACAACTTTGGGTGTATTTAACCCATTCAATTATGGTTATATTCCTTCAATAACTGCATTCGCAGACGCACGGGGCATAACGTCCAGTGCCTCTGATGAATTGCATATTGGTATCGTATCTGGCAAATCAGATACTGCACTAGGAAATGCTGACGAAATACTTGAGATATACACCGGTCTTTCACGATTTAAGAATGCAAAGGCAGTTGATGGATCTAACATCTATTATAAAGATTATATCAACAACAATTCAAATTATATTCGCCTTAATGGGGAACTCTTTACAGATACAGATCAAACTATATCAGATGTTGCAGAAGAGAATGAAAGTGTAACTATTACTGACTGGGCGCAAGTGCGAACAGTAGGTGTAACAGGTTGGTTTAATGGTATAACCGGTAATCCCGGGGCACTTGGGACGAACGGTTATGATGCAGTTACTTCGGGTACAGGTGGTGTAACCGGAAATGTTGCAGTAACCTTCTTATCATCTGCAACAAACTCAACAGCCTGGTATGATGGTAGAAGTTCGAGTTACACAACCGCATTCGCTGACCCAGAGGAAAGCGATATCGACATTCTAATTGCTGGTGAAAACGATGGTGTTGAGAATGTAAACGATACTAACAAGAAGGTTGCTGAGATCGCTCTTGACCGAAAAGATTGTATCGCATTCATATCACCCACCGCACCAAGTGCTACGACATTCCATGTTACCAATGACTCTACTCCAACAACTACAGTCGCTGGTGCAAAAACAGCAAGAGAAGACATCGGGGATAACTCATATGTGGTCATGGACAGTGGTTATAAGTACATGTACGATAACCGAAATGATGTCGGTCGTTGGATTCCAATGAACTCCGATACTGCTGGTCTTGTAGCAAGAACAACGAACACAAATGATCCTTGGATCTCACCGGGTGGTCTAAACAGAGGTAGAATTAATAACGTAATTAAACTATCTCTTAACCCAACCAGAAAGCAGAGAGATGAACTCTATGCTTCACAGATTAATCCAATAACAGTATTCCCAGGCGAAGGCGCAGTACTGTATGGTGACAGAACACTACAGTCTAGACCAAGTGCATTCGATAGAATTCATGTCCGAAGACTCTTCAATGTTCTAGAGAAGCAGATTGCTACAGCAGCAAAACTACAACTCTTTGAGTTTAACGATACGTTCACACAAAGATCATTCGTGAACCTTGTTGAACCATTCTTGAGAGGTGTTCAAGCAAAAAATGGTATTGAGTCCTTCTCGGTTGTATGTGATAGCACCAACAACGATACTAATGCAGTCAAAGACGGAGTATTCAAGGCAGACATATTCGTCAAGCCTCTTAACTCAATCAATGTTGTCGCACTGAACTTCACCGCTCAAAGCAACACAGCAGCATTTAGCGAGAACATTGCATCGAGCAGAGTATCACGAAACGAACTCTCAGGTTATTGATCAAGTAGGAGAGAAAAAAGATGGCAGTAGACGAGATTTTATTAGCAGCAAAGGATGGCGGATTCGCCAAACCTTCACTCTATCGGGTAATTCCAGGCGGGGACGACAGTGGACTTGGGAATATTGACCAATTCTTGATAAAGTCTGCGTCATTGCCCGCAGCAACTCTTGGGACAATTGATCTTCCCTATCGAGGTAGGAAGGTAAAGATTCCTTCGTCTAGAACTTATGAACCATGGAACATAACTGTGACATATGCTGTCGGGGTTGGTGTTGTTGACATAAGAGCAAGTTTCCAAAACTGGATTAACACAATTCAATCTCCATTGGCGAATGAGGATAATTCATCTGCTTGGGGAGAAAGTTGGGAAGTATCACTACTAGATCCTGCTGATCCAAGTAAAACTATATCTGGCTCTTCATTTACGTTGTGGGGTTGCTACCCTAGTGAATTAGGAACTGTTTCATTAAGTACAGAGTCAGCGGATACTCTAGCAGAGTTTTCGGTAACAATATATTACTCATACCACACAGTTGGAACAATAGTTGGATGAT